AATACGGCGGGGGCAAACCTTACGGGCCAACACGAAAAGGGGGCCGACACGGTAAAAGGTAACTTCAACATTTCGTTTAATATATGGAGGTAATCACATGAACACTTTTGAAATCGGCAAGGAATATTTCGCCCATAGCGCCTGCGACCATGATTGCATTTTCACGGTTAAGATCGTGAAGCGCACCGCGAAAACCGTTACTTTCCTGCGTAACGGGAAAGAACATCGGACAAAGCTTTTCACCGACGATCACGGCGAATATATCGCACCGTACCGCTATTCTATGGCCCCCATCTTCCGCGCTGAACACGAAATTCAGCCGGAAGAGGACCGCCCCGCCGACGTGGAGGAATCCGCCGCCGCTCCTGTCGTGGAGGACGTGGCCCCCTCTAAGGTCGTGACAATCTCCCAGCCCGCCGACGACGGAACGGTTATTGTCATGATCGGTCAGCGCGTCGAATGCGTGTGCGGGGCCTGCTATCCCGTACAGGGCGGAACGGTCGTCGGTTTCTTTGACGAACCCGCCGGACGCTTCACCCGCGGCGGCGTTTATGCCCTGATTCGCTGGGACGACCGCCCGACCCGGCCCGAACGGGTCCGGCTGTCCGATATTCACCGCCGGGGCTGGCGGTCCGCGAACGGGTCCCCGTTGGGTGTGTTCGTCTGCTGATACTTAACCGGGGCGGCGGAGGTCGCCGCCCCTCCCAAAAGAACGGAGGTTTTGAAAATGTGTAAATCTGTTGAAGAATGCCGGGAAGCAAGCACGCGGATTCCCGGCAAGGTGAACGGCCTTGAAGCGTGGATTTTCCGGGCCGAAAGATTCGGGACATACGGCGTTCGGTTCTATGATCCCGCCGAAATCGTCCCCGGCTTTTCTTTCCAGTCCGATCACGACGGCGTTTTTGTTGCCGTCGAAAAGCTGTAAAGGGGGCGGCGCATATGCCTATAAAACCGCACCGCGCAACCCGGACGGCCCGCACCCGCTCCCGCAAGTTTTCCGGTCACTGTGAAGCTTGCGGAAAGCCCCTTTGCAGTTGCCGGGCGTATCAGTACACGGACGAAAGCAACGGCGCAATCACCGCCAGCGCGCCGTTCCTGTGCCGTGCCTGTTACGAAAAGAAATACGGGGTCAGGATTCCGACGGAGGTTGACGCGTACAAGGCGCGCTTGCTGAATGTGCTGGGCCGGTATGCCGATCAAGTCGGCGGCATTGAATCCGATCTTGCTTTTCGTGTTATGCGTCTGATCGAAAATACCGATTGATTGCCGCGCCGGGTAGAATCTGCCCGGCGCAAAAAATTTTCAAAAAGTTTTGATTTTCCTATTGACTTTATACTAACGTTAGTATATAATCATAATCAGAAAGAGGACAACAACAAAAATATGGAGGTTTTCAAAATGAAGTTGAATAATGAAGATAAGCGTCGTCTGGTGCAAGTTCTTGAAATGTCCGTGATTCCTTGCTGGTCTGAAATGTCCTTTGATGAAATGGCCGATTATCAGCGGTATTCAGTAGCCGCCACCCGGAAGATTCGCGGCACTTACAACAAGATTCAGAAAATTGCCGCAGAATGGAATATAGACAGGTATGACGTGATCGAGTACGTGAAAGGCAATATCTACAATAACGGGACCTTGCTTCTGTTCTTGCTTATGAATTGCCGCAATACCCAAATGAGGTCTGGCGATTTGGCCCAGCGAATCTATGAAGCAACCGGAAATTATATTTATAATCTCAAACCTATGCTTTTCGGTCTTGACTGTGTAACCCAATGCGACCCCATTTCTTACACTGACACGCTGGGGCTTGATTGCTTGACCGTCAAGTGACAGCCGCCAACGCAAAGCCCGCCGGTTCAATCCCGGCGGGCAAAATTTTTTCAAAAAGTTTCGCATTTCCTCTTGACATTATACTAACGTTAGTATATAATCATAATCAGAAAGAGGACAACAGAAAAAACACGGAGGTTTTGAAAATGAAAAAGACGACGAACAAGTTCCAGCGTGCTTACATGGTAGCGAAAGCCCGCGTTCAGGAAATCGAATCCCGGCAAGAGGAAATCGAAAAGAAGTACATTGCCGACAAAGGCATTGTCAACCCGGACGGCTCCGCCCCTGAATTCCTGTGGTGCATGGACGACGACGCGGCCTTTGACAAGGCGAATGAAGAGGTTTCCGCCCTGATCTCCGCCGCCGGTCTGGAAACCGCTCTGAACGCCGCGAAAGCCGATTTGAAAGCCGCGGAAGATCGCTTGATTGCTTACGGCCTGTCCCTCGCTCCCGCCGGTGTCCGGGCGACGCTCGAACGGGGCGTGAAGCAGAACGCGGCAACCCGGCAAAAGCTGATCGACCTTACTTTCCGGCTTGACGCTTCCACGGTCAGCGCGTAATATATAGGCGGGCGGCACAAACCGCCGCCCGCCCCATTAAAAGAAAGGGGTTTCTTTATGGAATACAAAGTTCAGCTTTACACCTATGAAAACGGGGATTTCGTCAAAAAGGAATCCACCGCCACCCGGTATTATTCTTTGTCGCCCTACCTTGACGGCGACGATGACGGCGACGAAATCGACGTTGCTAACGTCTTTGACCTCTGGAAAATGTGGCAAGAGGAAAAGGCCGGGGACATTGCGGCGGGTGAACGGGGCCGCTGGAAATACCACTTTTACCGCCACCAAATCGTTGTTGAACCGAATCCCATTTCAGGAAAGCCGGGTTTTGTCGATTATGTCACCCCCGGCAAAGTCTACCGCCGCGGGAACAAGGTTTTCTTTAAGGCCATTTCCGAATAGTCACCAACACAAAAAGCCCGCCGGGGCGAATCCCGGCGGGCTTTCATTCTGTCCGAATCGGACAAGTTTATTTTCAGGGTTCCGACACGATGATTCCGGGTTCTGCGTTCAGCTTTGCGGCGATTTCGTCCGCTTCCTCCGGTGTCAGGCTGATAACAAGCGGTTCCGGTTCGATGTATGCCGCAATATTCCCGTTCGTCCCCCACGCTTTTTTTGCTTCCTCCAGCACGCTCTCGATCATTTTTTCAATGTCCTTTTCGCTGAAAAGCAGTTTCAGCACGGCGGGGATTCTCTGATAAATCCAGTCGGACACGGCGGCAAGTTTCAGCTTGCCGGTTCCGCCGCCGAATTCCTTTTCGGCCTTTGTCACAAGGCTAAAAAGAATCTTCTTCAAAACCGCCGTTTCGCCGCGCTTGATAAGAACGACGATCAGGGCAAGGAACGCAAGGACAACCAGCACGCTGTCCCAATTTGCCGCCAAAAACGCAATAATTTTCATGTCGCTTTCTCCTTTCAGCCGACGACGGAACAGGCGGATTCAGGGACCCAGCCCAGCCCGTCGATGTGAACGCCGCATTTGCGGCCCGGATAGTAATATTTCACCGTGAACGCGCCGTTCACGGTCTTTCCTTTCCCGTTGCCGTTGCTGTCCCGGTACACGGGGCCGGAATACTGGACCTTTGCGCCGACGCGCATTTTTGCCGCCTGCGTCCCGCTCCCGGCGGAAGTCCCGCCGACGGCCTGCACGTCCGCCGCGTCAACCCAGCCGTAAACGGTAGACCCGCCGCCGGGTTCCGCTTTAAGCTGGTAGGGGTGTTTTCCCTTATACGTCCCGATCACCTTTGCCGTTCCCGGCTTGCAGGCGGGGCCGGTGGACGCGTTCGCGCTCGCATAGTGCTTCGACCCCGTAAACCGCACCAAATCGCCCACAACGAACGCGGGCGCGGCGGTGGTATCGGAGGACCCGCCGGACGTTGCGGGCTGTCCTGCGGGCGTTGTGGCGCTTCCTGTGGGCGTTTCCGCGGCGGTGTCATAGGTGATATACGGCAAGCGCCCGTGTTTGGTCCATCTGCGCGCGCTCATGCCAGCAATTTGACCGATGTTCGCGCACGCCGTCACCTGAACGCAATTCTTGAAAGCGGGTGTGCATTCGATCACCTTTCCGCTGCCGATGTAAACGCCGATATGACCTTTCAGCCAGACAGCTTCACCGGGCAGAATCCCGGCAAAGTTCGTCGAAACGCCCGCGCATTTCGTAATCATGGTATCGGCCCCAATATCGGGAACGCCATTGACAGCATACCCCGCGCCGCCGTAGGTTTTGGACGCGTCGCCGGTCCAGCCCCAAAGAATCCCCTTGATTAAGCAAACGCAATCGAACCCGAAAACGGGCGGGTTCTTATTTGCGGCGGCTTTAATCATTGCCGTTCTGTCGGCGGCTTTGTTGTATTCGTGGTTTGTGCAATACCGCGACACATTCCCGCCGGTCAGGGGCGCGCCAAAGCACCCCATAACATACAGGGTCGCGTGATTGTCCACCACGTCCTGCAATCGCTTGATAAATTCGGAAGCTTTCATTTTCCCCGTTCCTTTCCCGTTTGCGGGGCTTCCGGCCCCGCCCGTATCATTTGACCCGCTGGACGTTGCGGGCCGTCCTGCGGGCGCTGTGGCGCTCTCTGTGCCATCGTAGGCGGTCAGGCTGTAAGATTCGATAATCTGAATCAGCTTGTCCGCATATTGCGGGTCTGTGGCGTAGCCCGCCGCCTTGATCGCCCGGCAAGCGGTTTTATAGTCCCGCTCCCCGATGACGGCTTTATACCGGGGCGCGCCGGTCAGCAAGGCCGAATGATCGGCGACGCTCTCCGCCCAGCTATCGTAGGCGCGAAAAAGCGCCGTGATCGTGGTATAGGTCGCGCCGTCGTAACATTCTTTTGTCTGCGCGCTGTAAACCTTGCCTTTCCAGCTTTTCCCGGCCTTGATACCGAAAAGGGCGTTCGCCTTGACGGTCAGGCCGGATTTTCCCCAGCCGCTTTCAAGAATTGCCTGCGCGATTGTCAGGGACGCAAGAACGCCGCTTTTCTTCATGTCCGCGGCGGCAAGCGCGCCCACCCGCTCGATGAATTCTTGATGTTCCTTTGTGATTGCCATTGTTTCACGCTCCTTTATGGCTGAATGCTGTTCAGGTCAACGGGGGTTCCCTCTGTTTCCGCCGGGTTCGCTTTTTTGATCTTCACGACGTTTTCGGCCTTTGCTTTCCATGAATAAAAGCCGATCACCGTTGCCGTCGGCGTTCCGACATACGCAAGAAAACCCCCTAATTGCGAAAGGTCGATTGTCACCGCCCAAAAGCCCAGCCCGAATCCCGCAAAATAGGTCAAGAGGACCGCCGAAAGAACAAGCTTTGAAAACTCGATCTTTCCGGCGGTCCTCTTTTCCTCCCCGGCGGCATTCGCGGTCCGGCTCTTTGCCCGGCGGCGCTTACGGCTCCGCCGCCGCTCAATCAGCAAAACGGCGGCAATCCCGCCGATCAGCCCGGCGGCGACGCTGAAAAGATAGCCCATGCCGCACCGCCTTTCGTTAATCCGGCGGATTGTCCGTGATTTTTTCCAGCCGGTCCAGCCGGTGGTGGGCCTGCTTTGCGGACGCTTCCACGGTCGCCATGCGTTCAGCCATTTCTAAATATTGTTCGTCCTGCTTTTCCTGCTTCCGTTTAATGTCGTCCGTGTTGGCTTTGATGTACCCGATTTCACTTAGAATGGTCCCGCTTTCCCGTCCGTCCTGCTGTTCATCGGTTTTCTGATTGCGCCGGAAAGCCGCAATCCCGAAAATGATAGAACAACACGTTCCGGCAAGTCCGAACAGGACCACCACCAATTCCCACGTCATTGCTGATTCACCCCGTTTCCTTGATTTTTATTTGAAAAGACAGCGGCTTTTCTTCCGCTGTCCCTCCAAATCCTATTTAGTTCCTGCCGTAGTCCGTAGCTGTCACAATGCGATAAAATCCCCTTGTATGACGCTATCGCCTGTTTCAACGTTTGATCTGATATATCGCCCTCCGCCTGCAAGATCGCAAGGTTTTTCACGCTCTGTTTGATTTTCTTTGCCGTTTTCCGTTTTAGCTTCCTATGGGTCGCCCAAATCTTGAAACCGACAAAATCAATCCCCATACTGCAAGGCCGAATCGCGGTTTTGCTGTTCAACTGCAAATGCAGGTTTTCGTCTAAAAACTGTTCTATGTCATTTTTGATCGCCCCCAAATATACCTTGTCCGGGTGAAGAATAATCACGTCGTCCATATACCGGATATAATAGCGCAATTTCAACGTGTGCTTTGCGTACTGGTCCAATTCGTTCAAATACACATTTGCGAACATTTGCGACGTAAGATTTCCGATAGGCATTCCCACGTCGAAAAGCCGATCTTCCGGCAAACAAGCGTCCGGGTCAACCCCTGCGGGCAACCCGAACGCCGTTGTTTCGCAATTTATGATTTTCTCCAGCAAGCAAAGCAAAGGTTCGTCGTGAATCTTCCGCCGCAAAATACCCATTAAAACGGCATGGTCCACCCTGTAAAAATACTTGCTTATGTCCAATTTGAGATAATAGAAACGCTGTGGTTTCCGCTCTGTCTGCCGCAACCAATATTGCAACCGGTCCGCGGCGGCGTGCGTCCCCATCCCTTTCCTGCAAGCGTAAGAATCACGTATGAATTGCCGGTTGAAGATCGGGAATAACTGCCGGTAAATCGCCCATTGAACCACCCTGTCCCGGAACGGCAACGCCATAATCAACCGCTTTTTCGGCTCGTAGATATAAAACGGCCTATACCGCCCGCATTCATACGTTCCGTAAATCAGATGATTTTGTATGTCGATCAAATTTGATTCAAGGTTATTTTCAAAAAGCAAAACTTCGTCCCGGAAGCGTTTTCCCGCTCCTGCTGATTCCCACGCTATGAACAGGTTTTCAAAGTCGTAAATTTTAGGGTAAATGTCCTTAATCGGTTTCATGCTTCCCCCTCGCCGCCGTGCAACGCTTTTCCGTATGTACTCGCCGTTCCCGCGGCAATTCAATTTTTATCCCGCTATGTCTTTACGGGAACGGAAACAGGCCCCTTTACTCCTCCGCACTGGACGCGCCACCGTAGCGTGCGCGCCTACTGGCAAAAGGTAGAGCGGCACGGAAGCCCACGTTGTGGTTGGAGTTCGACCGCGGGTTATTCAAGTTCAACGCCGCCACGCCCGCGTTGGTCGTGTTGTTCCAGTTCGCCCCGCGGATAGGCAACCGTGAATATTCGGCCTATTCCCTATATACAAAAGCCGCTATTTTACGGCTTTCATATAACCGCCTATCATTTTCCCGATTTCGTCAAGCAGTTTCGCCCAATGCTCATATTTTTTGAATGGCAGACAGGGCGCTTGATTCGGGTATAGCTTTTTATCCGCGGCAAGCCGGACCAAATGCCGCAACACGTCCAGTTCAACGTCTAATTCCTGCAAGGTTGTTTTCTTGTAATATTTCTTTTCGATCACAACGGCAAGCTGGAACATTCGATACATGGATTCCCGGATTTGCGTTGCAAGCACAAATTTTTCCGTCCGCGGAAACTGCAAAAGCGCCGGGCTTCCGTATAGAATCATGTTGTAGATTTTTTCTTTGATCTTGAATTCTTCCATTGAAAGCCTTTCTTTGAAAATGAACGGGACGTGCTATCGCACGCCCCGTCAGTTCGTCAGTCGTTCAGTTTACAGCTTCTCATAAAAAGCGGCACGGAAGCCCACGCCGTGGAAGGAGTCCGACCGCGGGTAATTCAAGCTCAACGCCGCCACGCCCGCGTAGGACGTGTTGCTCCAGTGCGCCCCGCGGATAGGCAACCGCTCCGCGGCCTGCGGGCGAATCCAGAAACCGCCGTTGCCGTACTCATAGTCAGGAATCGGGGCCAGTCCCAGCGCTTTCATCATGGGCGGAATATCAACGCCCGCTTTCGCCGCCAGCGTCCCAAACTGCCGCCAGTAATACCCGTCGTCCGTTCCGGGCTTGAATTCCACCGCCGTATTGATACGCGGCGCGCCGGTCGCGGTTTCGCCGTCATATTTCAGGGTTCCGGCGGTTCCCGGCGCAACCAGCGTTCCGTTCGGCATGATCGCTTTCCATTCGGTGCTGGTCGCGCTCATATTGCAATCGGCTTTCATGCTGTTGCCGTAAGGGATAATCTGAATTTCGCCGTTCACCATACGCAAACCGGCCACCCACTCCCAAATATTGCCGCAAAGATCGGCAATGCCGGAAGAATCGTAATTGTGATACCACGTCACCGGGCCGCTTCCCGTCGCGGTTCTGCCGTCCCGCGTGGTTCCGCCGTCGGTGTAGCGGTATGTAACAACGCCGTGTTCGTGCGGGTTGCTGTAATCCTTTCCGAAATTCCCGTTGCCGTGGGGAACGGTCTTGTTCTTGTAGCACCAGCTTTGAATTGCGGCCCACAATGCGTTAGAATGCAAATGCCAGCCGTCGCCCTTGTTCCGGCACATTTGCAAAGCCTGATCGAACGTGATATAAACGCGGGGGTCCTCAAAGGGAAGAGAATAGGCCCGGTCGTTTACCACGATGTTCTGATACTTGCTTTCGTAGATCACAGGGATTTCGTGACCGTCCACAAGGAACGCGGGCAAGGGGTCCTGTGTGCCGCCGGTCATAATGTCGGCATAGGTCAGCTTCGGAAAGGGGACCATGATAGACGGCATACCCATATCGTCCAAAAGGACAGTATTTCGCCCGCCGCTGATTGCCTGAACCGCTAATTTCAGATCGTCAAAGTTTGTCATAGCTGTTTTACCTCCCGTTTAATTCAGCGCCCAAAGGGTCAACGTGCATTTCTCAATGTCGAACAAGATTGCCACCCGCTCCGTTGTCTGGCGGTCCATCATGCCCCCCGGCGCGCCGCCTGCTTCCTCGCCGTCCGCCTGCGCTTCCTCCGCCGCGCCCTCGATCTCCCGGACCTCATAAGCCCGCGGGGGAATGTCGATTTGTGCAACGTAGGTTTCCGCCACGCCCGGAATCACGCCGGAAACAAGGTTTCCCATTTTGTCCCGGCAAATGTCAATATGGTTTGCGTCGTCCCGCTCATAGCGGGCAAGATTCAGGGTCAATTCATCGTCATTGAAAACGATCTTGTCGCCCTTGACCTCATAGGGGATTTTTGCCCCCTCGTTCTTTTCGATGATCTTCATTTCCGCTTTTCCTCCATTCTTTTCATTTCCGCGTATGCTTCCCGGCTCCGGGCGGCGATACACTCCGCCGCTTCCCGGTCGCCGGACGATACCGCCGCGCCGCCGCTCTTAAAGGACCCCAGCACAAAAGCTTCGTGCGCCCGCCGCGCGTCGTCTTTGATAATGACGTTCGCCATGTTAGAACAACCCGCCTTTCACAAAGAATTTGATTTTTGCCGTTTTCGCGCTTCCTGTGTAGGAAATTTTGAACCCGTTTAACTGCTTGTCGGAAATGACAATGCGCCCCACTTCGCCGGTCGCGGAAAGTACGTCCGTTTCCACGGTGTACGCGGTCGTTTCCATGCGCTGTTTCAGGGCGACGGACGCGACGGAATTGTTGAACGGGTATTTCTGCGAATTTGTCAGGGTAATTTCCCCGGATTCACTCGCAAGCCCGTTCAACGCCCTTTGATGAAGCAAGAGAACCCGCGCCGCTTCCATGCCCAGCACTTCCGCCGAAAAAGTGCCCTCTTCCAGCGTATTAAAGTTTCGTGCGTTCTGCGGGGTCCCCTGCTGAATCACTTCCCCCTCAACGGGTTCATGGGAAATCGTGCCGTCGCCGTTGTCGGTTTCAATGAACCGGTCGGAAAATTCCGTTACGTGGTCTTGCCAAATAGTCCGATTGTATGCCACTTTTTACACCTCCTTAAAGTCGAACGTGAAGCGGTACAAAACGCCCTCTTGCACGCCGCGCACTAAAATATTTTCCGCTTTCGCGGCCCACAAATCGTTGTTCGTATCGAACAACTGTACTTCCGAAATTGTCACGTCGGTTTGCCCCAGCGCGTCAATCGGGAAGTACACGGCAACCCGCCCGTCTTTCAGGCGTTCGCGGCGGCTGATCTCCACCCGCGTGTAGGTCCCGCCGATTTTGTACCGCGCATACGCAATCGTTCGGTTCGTGTACTGCTTGAACCCCTCCAGCGCTTCCGCTGTCAAAATTGCCATTGTTTCACGCTCCTTTTACCTATCTTTGCAACGGTCGGTTCCGCACCGCTTCACGCGGTAAGTGTACGCCGCCCCCGTTACCTCTGGAATGATACCGCCTTTTTTCCCCTCCGCCGTGGTGCTTTTTTCAGGCTGTACGCCCGCCCTGCTTTTTCCGGTCGCCGTTGCCTTGAAAGAGAATTGCACCCCCTCGCCGCTGGCCTGAATCACGCTTTCGCGTAGGGCGGCGGCTACTTCCCGCTGTGGCTTTGTGCCTGCCGCCGGGCTTATGAACGGGTATGCGTCCGCCGCCGGGTGTGTTTCTACCTCCGCGGCAATAATGCCCGCTGTGGCGTTCCTGTACGGCTTCACGCCCGCTTCCGGGCTTTCGTAGGTGTAAGCGTCCGCGGCGATTTGCGCGGCAATCTGCGCCCGCTGGACCGCTCCGCCCGTTGATCTTCCCGGCACTTCTCCCGCCCGGTTTTTCCCGGTCGCCGTTGCCTTGAAAGAAAATTTCTCCCCTTTGCCGCTGGCCTGAATCACGCTTTCACGTAGGGCGGCGATTGTTTCCCGCTGTGGCCTTGTACCCGCCGCCGGGCTTACGAAACGAACCCCGCCGCCGTCCGGCATGACGGCAACGCCCGCGTCGATCAGCGCCGCAAGCGTGTTCCGCTGTGGGTATGTACCGGCAAGCCTGCGCCCGCTGTACCCCGCTAAATGCTGGTACTTGTCCGAATCGGTCAAAATCTGAACGTCAACCCGGCATTGATAGATCATGTTTTCCATTTGCGCGCTCAATCTTTTATAGAAATGAACCGCCTTTTTTATGGAAACATAGTCCGCGGGCGCGCGGGAATGCGTCACGTCAAGAACCACCCTGAACCTGTGATGTTCTCCCCCGTAGTCGAACCACTCTTCAATTTCGCTTTCCGGGTACACGCTCCCCAGCGCGGTCTTTACTGCATACAGCGTCCCCAGCCGCTTATGGACCCGCACGCTGTCTTTGATAACTGCCCGCTTTGCCGCAATCGGGTGTGTGTAGTCGTACCAGTCAACGTGCAAGTCGTAGGCCAAAATATCAAGGGTCTGTTCGTCCAGTTCGTCAATCCGGGCGTAAATGATATTTTGCCGGATTTGCCGGGCGGTGATCTGTAATTGCTCCGCAATGACCCGGCCCAGCGCGTTAATTTCCGGGTCATTTTTCAACGGCGGCGGAAGCGAACGGGTGAAATCAACGGAATAAATGTCGTTATCATTCATTTTCAATTCCCCCGTTCAAAACCGCTATTTCCTCAACCTGTGCAACGGCTGATTCCTCCACCACGGTAAACACGGGGGAACGCACGTCAACCCGCTTTGCCCCCGCCGCCATGACCAGCGAAATCAAATGCGACGGGTTAATATCCCGCCCCATTCGTTCCATTTGCCACCGCTTGTATTTTTCAACTGCGCTTTCAACGTCCTGTGAAATTTTCGCCGCGCCGGACGCGTTCGGTTTTGGAATGTAATAGGTCAAGTCAATATCGAACGGGACGATTTCGGGCGCACCGACACGCACAAGGTCCGTCAACGGTCGCACCCGCTCCGCGGTCAGGGTTTCAAGAACCCGGTTCAAATCCTCTTGCGTCGGCAATTCTCCGCCCTGCATAAGAATTCGTATATCGACAACGCCGGGTTCCTCTTCCGGCCCGATTGCTTTTGCGTCCGCAATCGCCGCCGACGCTGTTTTTGCGTAATACTCATACGCTCCCAGCGGCCCGGCGGTCGAAAATGTTTCCATGCTCTCCCGCATTCGCTCATAAAAGGCCGCGTCGCTCTCCCTGTCGGCTCCGCCCGCGCTCTCGGTGATATTCTCCACCCGCTCGAAATACGGGAAAATGTCAACCAGCTTTGAAATCTGCCCCGGAACAAATCCGTTTCCGATCTCTCCGACGGTCAGGCATTCCGCCGCAATGTCGCCGGTCAGTTCTCCCGCTGGAATCGTCAGCACGTCCAGCGTGGAAAAAATGATTTCTTCCCCCGCTGTCACGCGGGTTCCCGCCGGAATGATGGTTGCCGCGTCCAGCTTCATTGACAGGGTAAACCGAATCGTTGTGCGCGCCGCTTCCGGCTCCAGCCGGTATGTATCTTTGAAGATTTCGGCTAACGAATCCAAATATTCCCCCTCTGCATATCGGGGCAAATTCTGTTTTGCCGAAAAGTCGATGTTCACCCGCTCTTGAATGATAATGTCGGCAATCCACAAGAGAAAAAGCCGCGTCGGGTCCGCCGGGTATAGGGTCCGCCCGGTGAACCGCTCATAAGAGCGAATCAAGGCGTTTACAAGCGTTTCTGTGTCTGTATCTACAAAGGAAATATTCGGGTAGCCCCTAACGTTCTCCGTCAATTATGTTCACCTCCGCAATCGGAATCATTGCGCCCGGCCTGTCGCCCATGACGAACGACACGTTTTCAACCTCTGCCCGTGGTTCGTATTCCTCTATCGCGTCTAAAACCTCTGAAATCAGGATAGGCTGGGCCGTCTGAATCGGTTTGTCAATAAACCTTTGCGCCATCCCAAAGCCCCGGTCAAGAGGAACAGAAAATTTCGGCGTTGACAAGATCATTGCGACGTTTTGCAAAACCTCTTCAACCCTCGTTTTTGGTGCAAGGTTTATTTTTTTCAGGCTGAACGCTTTTACTACATAGGCCATATACCGCCGCACCCCCTATCGCGCCGAATAAGAATTCATCGTGACATTGACTTTCGCCACCAGCAGATTCCCCCGGTTGTCGTACCGTTCAAGAGAATTTGAAACTTTCGTAATGACCCACCGCCCGGTTCCGTATGCTTTCGGCCCAATTACAAGGCGGTGTACCTCACCCCGCCGCATTGCTTTAAGCAGTTTTGAAACCTCCGCAATCGGGTTCACCCCCAAAAAGGCGGAAAAAAACATTGAAAAGCTCATGCTTTCAACGTCCGTTCCCGTAAATTCTAAAAGCGGTTCTTTCAAATGCCGGTCGTGCGTGGAATATTTCACCCCGCTTTCCCATTTCAGGCCGTCAAAGGTTTTCACCGTCTGCCGCGAAACGGCAAAGGTGATATTTCCCCAGCTTCCTACAATCGCCATTCGATCAAATCCCCCCTAATATGAACCCGTCGCCGTCGTCCCGCGGAATATAAAGGCAAAGGACGAATTGCCCCTTGTACGGAATCCACGGATAAACTTTTACAACCTGTTTGTGATATTTCGTTTCGTCCGTCCCGTGCAACGGGCATTTATAGTCAATGCTTTTGTCTACCGTGATAACGTCCGGGGCGGCGGGGGCGGCTTTCACATAGCTTTCGCCCAGCCCCAAAGATCGGTCAGCGGAAGAGTATTGCGCGTCATAGTTCCACTTTGCACCGTCCGCCCACTCTTCTATGGTAATGACCGGCTGATTCGCAAGTATCTTCAAATCCCCGGAAACAACGGTTTCCCCTTTGTCTTGAAAGATAACGCGGGCGGTCCTTTCCTCCACATTGACGGAAGAAACCCAGCCCGTCCGCACGATATTTTTTAAGACGTTCAAATTCAGTTCGTCCATTAGTAGCCCTCCAGCACCCGCCGCAAGGTAATGTCGGTTTTGTAGCCGCCGCTTTTTGAAATTGCGTGCGTCGCGGTTTCTATGATGTACTTTCCGTCAAATGCTCCATAGCCGGAAACCTCCACCGTTACCCCGGCAACCAGCCGCGGGTCCCCGGACAAACTGAACGACGCTTTATATTCCGATTTGTTTTTTTGCCGTAGCCGCTTCATAGCAAGCTGGCGGGCCTCTTCACGGGTCGAAACCTTTTCGTTGACCTCCAGCACCTGTCCGCTTTTGTCAGCGCCCCGCGGGGTATAGGTGTATTCAATCGTCGTTTGTGATTTCGGGTCCGTGTAAGACACATGACAGCTACTAAAAGCCGCGTCGTGTAGGCTGGTTGAAAATGAATAGCGCGACACGTTCGCCGCGCCGCGCTTAATCGTTGTTATCGCGTCTTTTTGCTCATAGTCCGCCGCGTCGAATAGGACAATCATTTTTGCGGTGACTTTCAGCGATATTCCCGCATTTTTGCAAAGGCGCTGTAAAAAAGTGATGTCGGATTCCTGCATTTGCTCTTTCCGGTCGTAAAACGGGTCTGTCGATGATTCAAACAGACAGGCAAGCCCGTTCTTTCCGGCAATTTCATTTGCAATCGCCGAAAGCTTGATCTTTTCCCACGCCTTTGTGTTTTTCTGCGTCCGCAAAGCTGTTTTGTAGGGAATGGAAGTCGCCTTGATCGTGACTTTTGCAGGCGGGCCGCTCCCGTCTACCGTGTCAACCTCAAATGCGCCGCAATCCAGCACCCGGTCTTTCCCGGTCGATTCCCAATTCTTTTGAATAATGACCGCGGCAATTTCCGCGGATTTCCCCGCGGTCGGAGTGTTCAGCCAGTCGCCCAGCCATACCCACTCGCGGTCGTCAATGGATAATTGCAAGTCGTCCGTTTTGTCCTCTTCGTTGTCCGTGTAGGTCATGGAAAGAAGATAACGGTTAATGTCCGCGGAAATGTCCGCGCCCTCGAAAATCAGTTTGATTTCTGCTCTTCGTGCGTTCATGCCTGCCCCCTCTTCCACGGCGGCAACCCCGCCGAAATCTGCGGTTCGGGGTCAGGTATGTTCAGCACGATTCCGGCGGGGAAAACGAAAAGGCGGCGGAATTCCGGGTTCGCTTTAATGATCTTGTCGGTGTATGCTTCGTCGCCCAGCGTCTTATAGGCGATACCGTCCCACATATCCCCGGCAATGGTTGTATATTTAGTCATACTCCCGCCGCCTTTCGTCGTCCGCTCTCTGCCTGTCGCGTTCGTCGATTTCCTGCAAAAGTTCTTCATCGTGCTTTCGCAAGATTTCTTCAATGTCCTGTGCCTGCGCGTCGTTCCCCACATGGAAAACGGGCTGGCTATGGATAACGATTGACCTTTGCTGTTCCGCCGCCGCCAGTGTCGGCGGGTTTACGTTCGGGGCTTCCGCCCCCGCATAAGCCAGCCGGTATTGCTGGAATCCTGCATTTCCTGTCAGGGTCTTTGCCATGCTTGCAAGATTCGTAAAAATGTTCCCGGTTTCCGCCGCCTTGAAAACAGTTCGGTTCCGGGCGTTGGTGATAAGTTCCGCGCCCTTTTCGCCCGCTATGAACGTGTCAGGTGTCCGGGGCGTGCCTTTTGCGAATTTCGGAATCAACGGAATGTTGATACCCTTTCCGCCAACACCGGGGACCCAATCGGGAATTTTTAGCTTGTTCAGCCCTCCAATCAACCCGTTTATAATGTCGATAATTCCGTTCATTGCGCCCTTTGCAATGCCCTTGATCGCGTCCCATACGCCGGAAAAGATACCTTTTACACCCTCCCAAACGCGGGACCAATCGCCGGTAAAAATCCCGGCAAATACGTTCAAAAGGCCCTGAATCGCGGTCAGCACGCCGCCGACAACGGAACGGATAGTTTCAAGCCCCGTCCCGATCAGCCCTTGAATTGTGGGCATAAGCGCGCTAATAATTCCCATGACGGCGGTTGCCACGGTCTGGAAGATTTCCCAAATGCTTTGAATAACGCCTGTGATCGTGGGTCCCCATTCGACAAAGGCTTGCGCGATTTGTGGAAGAACCGTTGTAACGATGAACGCGAACAGTTCTTCAATAATCGGTTTTACGCTGGTGTCAATGAACGAAATAAACTGCCCGATCACGCCGCCCACCGTCTGCATGATGGAAACGAACGTGTCAAACACGGCAACGCCTTGTTCGCCGAAAATACCGTTGATGAATTCCCGCGCGCTGGCAAGGTTCCCGTCGCTGAAAATGCCCTTGATCGTGTCGCCGATGTTTGTAATCACGCCCACGATGTTGTCAAAGACGGCAACGCCCGCCGGACCGAAAACCCGTTCAATCAGGTTCCGTATATCGTCCAAATGGTCCCGGAAGATCTGAACGGCGGCAATAATCAATCCGATCACGCCGACGACGGGCAGAATCTTTCCGGCAATCCCGCCGAACGGCCCCAAAATGGCCCCGCCCAGCTTTTGGAGCGGCGCAATCATCGTCGTTAGTTTGCTGAATCCCTTTCCGACAACGCCGCCGATTTTCCCCAAAGGCCCGGCGGCAATCTTGCTTCCCGCTCTTGCGAAAATGCCCGTCACCTTGCCCGCGGCTCCGCTGGCCAGCCCGCTGATACCGGAAAAGGCTTTCGTGAACAAGCCGCCCGCGGCTCCGCCGATACCGGAAAACAGATTTCCGATCTTCGTTCCGCTGAATAGCTGTGTAAATGCCCGCCCCGCTCCGCCTGCGGCGCTTCCGATGTTACCGAAATATCCGGTAATACTTTTCGCAACGCCTTTCAGCGTCCCGGAAAAGCCCCGCGAATTAACGCTTGCAAGGGCGAACATGGTTTTCAAAAGCGTAAAGCCCTTTTGAACGGATAGAACGCCGCCTTTCAGTTCCAGAAATGCCAGCTTGCCGGTCAGTGTCGCCGCCTTGAACGCCAAAAGCCCGGCGGTGATCTTCACGATTTGTTGAATCAATTCCGGGTTTTCATTGATGAATTGCGTTAGTTTCGTGATAAAGTCCGTGATTCCTTGCGTCCCCGCCCGGAACGTCGGTAAAAGCGCGTCGCCGATAGCGATTTGCAGGCCGTCAAGGGCGGATTTCATCAAGGTAATGTCGCCCTCTAAATTGTCCAGCTTAATTGCCGCCATCCGCTCCGCCGCGCCTGCTGAATTGTTGATCGAATCGGACAGCTTTTGAAAATCTTCGTCGCTGGCGTTGACGATTGCAAGCATTCCGGCGAATGATTCCTTGCCGAAAATAGCCGTCGCCGCCGCCACCTGTTCAGCTTCAGACAAACCGCCCAAACTGCCGCGCAAATTGTCCACTACTTCACGGAACGTTTTCATTGACCCGTCGGAACGGGTCAGGCTGATTCCGTACCGGTCCATATAGGTTTGCATTTGCTTTGTCGGCTTCGCCATGTTCGCAAGGGACGTTTTCAGGGAAGTTCCCGCAACGTCCGCTTTGATTGACGCGTTCGCCATAAGGCCGATTGCCAGCGACATATCTTCCACGGAATACCCTAAAGCACCCGCGACGGGGGCAACCTTTTGAAAGGTCGCCCCCATCATTCCGACGTTTGTATTTGCATTGCTTGACGCTTGCGCCAGCACGTCGGCGAACCGGCCCGCGTCCTCCGCGCTCATTCTAAACGCGGTCAAAGCGTCCGTCACAATGTCAGAAACGGACCCCAAATCTTCCCCGGAAGCGGCGGCAAGATTCATAATGCCCGGCAATCCGCCGATCATCTGATTCGTTTTCCAGCCCGCCATAGCCATATATTCAAGGGCTTTCCCGGATTCGACGGCGGTAAACTGTGTCGTCGCGCCCATCTCTTTTGCAAGGGCGGACAGTTTCGCCAAGTCGTCCCCGGTGGCCCCGGAAATAGCTTGAACGGTTGACATTTGCGCTTCAAACTCCGCGGCTTTTTTAACCGGTCCGGCGTACAGGGCCGCGCCCAGCGCCGCCGCTGTACCGATCACGCCGCCAAGCTGGGTTTTTGTCTGTGAAATTGCTTCGTTGTTCTTTTGAATCGCGCCGTTCAGCCGCGCTAATTCCTCTTGACCGCTTTTCAGTCGGTCATAGCTTTTCGCCAGCCGTTCGTTTTCCTCCGTCAAACGGGACGTATCAACGCCCGCGTCGGAAAGTTCGTCACCCAGCGTCCGCAAGCGGTTTTCCTGCTGTTCGATTTTTGCGGTTGTGTCGGCAATCTGCCGTTCGTTCCGCTCCATAGCGGCCCGCAATTTTTCCGACGGCTGTTCCGTTTGGTTCATTTCCTGTTGCAAACGGTCATGTTCCGCGGTCAGCCGTTCCAGCTTTTGACGGTTTGATTCAAGGGCGGTCGTTTGCTTTTTGAACGCGTCGATCTTTCCTGCGGTAGAATTAAGCTTCTGCATTGTGTTTTGAAGCTGTCGCGTGGTGTTGATCGCATTTTGAAACGACGCGTTAAAGTTTCCGCCCAAAGACGCTTGCAACTTGAAGAGTAGTTCATACTCTTTTCTGTTTGCCAAACCGTCACCCGCCTTTCTTTTGCTTCCGTTCTTTTTCAACGGCGTTTGCGTCCTTTATCCACAAGGCAAATTCCGAAACGGTCATGTTCAGCCAAAAGGGAACGCCGGTAAAGGACGCTTGCGCCATTTTATAAGCTTCACGCCGCCACCATTGTGCGGGGTTCTGCTTTAATAGCCCGAATCCAGCAAAAAACGGCGCGCCGCTCCTGTGATCTTGTTAAAATCTTTCATGGGCATAGCTTCCAGCACGTCGCTTCCGATACCCGCGGCACGCGCCGCCATCTTGCTCTGGAAACTGGTGGAGATTTCCGGCGCAAGGGCGTATTCGCTCATGCTCTGCATTTCGTTTTCAATCGCCACCATGTCCCGGCCTTTCAGCCGCCCGAAATCAAAGGTCAATTCCTGATAGGTCTTGCCCTCGTACTCGAACGGCTTTGCGAATGTGTGCTTGTAAACGCTCACGTCCTCGCTCTCCGCGGCCTTTACGGGGCTTTCGACTGCCGCCGGGATAGTATCAGGGGCCGGGGCTTCCGCCGCGCCTGTGGGGTTCTCTGCGCCGATTTCAGCAATGTTTTTTACCTTGTCGCTCATGGTTCAATTCCTCCGTTTGTTTTCAAATTTTGAAATGTAGAAAAGAGATAAAACCCCGGCGGGTCATGCCCACCGGGGGTCCGCCTTTACTTGCCCAGCGCCTTTCGCACGTCCTCCAAATAATCAACGCCGTTCACAAAGAAGATAAAATTCAGAATGTCGATTTCCAGCTTCTTCACGCCGTCGATGTAGGTGGCAAAATATGTCACCGCATATTCGCCGGACGCTTCCGCGGGCGACGCGGGGGCCAGCTTTCCGGGGGCAAACTTCGTCGGTGTCACCATCAGAATGTGCTTGACTTTCGTTTGCTCGAATTTCCCTGCGGCGCTGTTCCATAACTGCTGGGAAGCGCGGAGGTCGATCTGGTGATTGCGCGGTTCCAGCAGCTTGATTGCGTCCGTCGTCACCGAACGGAAATTCAGCGTCAGGGTCATTGCTTCGATGTGTCCCACGAACGCACCGTTGAACGTGCCGGAAATTCCCGCGCCTTTGACTTCCTCCGTGATGGAGGAAATTTCCGGCAACGACACTTCCGCCATTCCGTAAAACTCCGTCGCGTCCTCATACACGGCAAAATTGGTTACGCCGTTTTCAACTTTCACGTTTTGTCCCTCCTTACGCCGTCAACGCCGCGGAAACGTACTCCACGTCATACTCCAGCACAAACTCGCATTCTCTCATGGGGCTGGGCGGGGTCAAAAACACATGGAACGTCGCCTTGCCTGCCATAAGGGAAGTCACGGGGTTGTCCTCTTCCCTGAATTCAACCCGCCCGCCCAGCAACTTCTCTTCCGCGGTAAGGCCGTTCAGCCAAATATTCACGGAATCAACAATGCTGTCGATCAGCCGCCGGGTCATTTTCTTGTCAACCTTGCTCCAATAGGTCAAGATCAGGGAATTTGCAACCCAGCCGAACATACGGGAAACGCAAATGAAATAATTCTTTACGTCTGTGTCAGCCGGGAAACAGGCCGTTTCGTCGCCCCAAAGGACATAACCGCCGATGAAGTTCAGCGCGGTAATAATGCCGTTGCTGTTCAGGTAGTTAGCTTGCTGGAGGTCCAGCAGAACAACCGTACCGTCGGCAAGAACCGCGCTGTCCATCTGCAAAAGCTTGTTCGACGGGCTTTCCGCCGGGCAACCGCCGTTGTCCGAATCGGTCAACCCCATTCGGCCCGCCGCCTGCACGGAAGCATGAAAAATCCGCTCCCCAAGCTTGAAGAGCGGCCAGCAGATAAGCTGATATTTTGAATTGATGTTCTTTGCCTTTTTCCACGCGGGCGCGTCGGCGTAATGCCGAACGTCGTTTGTGTCAATGTCGCAAAGGGCTTTCCCCTCGAAAACGCCGTTGATAGACTGTACTTTTGCCGACATGATCGCGGCAACCTCTGAATCGTGGGACCAGCCGGGGGCAAGGACCAAATCGGCAACAATACCGTATTTCGGAAAAACGGAATCCAGCAGTTCAAGGCCGGAATTCTTCTTTGTGTTGGTATCGAAACCGCCGATAATCTCTTTCTTTGTCACGGCGGCGGGGTCCACCGCGTCAAAGGAAATCGTAAGTTCGCCCGCGCTTTCAGGAATCGCGCCGCCCTCCAGCACTTCGACGATCAGATTTTCCCCGTCGTAAAGGGTGTCATAATCGGTCCCGGCAACGTAGTTCGCGGGCGCGTCGTCCTCCGCCGCGGTGTTCTTCACCGTTACGCTGTCTTGCAATGCTTCCAGCGGAAGATAAACCTTGCCGTCGGTGACGGGGTATTTCTGTTCGGCAACGGCTTTTTTGTGCTTCGCGGGGTCCAGAACGTTGACAAGGACCACGGGCGCAACGCCGTAAAGCTGGAATTGCGAATAGATCATTTCGCAAAGCGGGTATTTTTCCCAATCGTCGCTAAACCCAAAAGCGGAAACGGCTTCCGCGTAGGTGTAGCACATGACAGGTTCGTTCACCGTCCCGCCGACGGTATGTACCGGCGCGGCTCCGACAACGAAAGGAACGCCGGAATCCGCTTCAACAGGGGTCGAAACGGACGTGTCAACCTGTCGTGTCGATACGCCGTGATAATAGTTAGCCACGGTTATACCTCCTTACCTCTCCGAATTGCGGAAGCAATGTCGGAATAATACTTGTGCGCGATATTACCGGGGGTCTTGACCTTGACGGAAAATGCCGCCAGCCGGTTTGTCGGCACAATCAGCCGGGGAATTTGCGGGTACTGCTCCACCGCGTCCGCCAAATACGCCAGCACGTCCGAAAGCGTCCCGCGGAACACGGCGTTTTCTTTCAGCCGCCCGCGGGGAATGGACGGGCCGACATAAACGAACGTGTCGTAGCCCTCCGCGTCCTCTGCGGGCTGTTCTGCGGGCTTTTCGCCGGGGGTGGTGCTGTTATCCTCCCCGCCCTCTTCCCCTCTTCCTGCGCCCTCTGTGGCTTCCTCTGCGGTCGTTCCGCCGCCGCCGTCGGCCCCGCTCCCGGCGGGGTCCTCTCCGCCCTCTGTGGCGCTCTCTGCGCCGTTCTCGCCGCCGGTGGTATCGTTACCCCCGCCGCCGTCCGCGGCGCTTCCTGCGGGCGCTGTGGGCTGTCCTGCGGGGGTCTGCGCGTTATAGGCGTTCAGCGCGTCAATGATCGCCGCTTTCGTCATGCTGTCGTCGGCGGGAATCCCGTTTTCGGTGGCAATCTCCAGCAACTCCGCTTTCGTCATGCCGGTTTTGAATTCTACCATTTGTTTTCTACCTCACTTTCAATCGTTGGTGTGTTCCCGTTGTAGTCCGCGGCAAAGGGCGGTTCCAGATAGACCGGCGGCAATGTCCAGCCCATCACCATTTCCCCCAAAAAATAAGGGGCGGTGTTGTCCTGATACACGATCATTTCAAGTGGCGGTTTCAGCAAATACCGGTCGGCAACGCTCCCGTCGCGTAAAAAGGCAAGGCGAATCCGGGTAAGCAGATTCAAAAGGTGTTTTTCGCCCTCTGCCTTATTCTCCGAATAGACCGCGGCGACAATCCGAATCTTGCATTCGCTTTCAAGGGGTTCCCCCGGCTCCTGATCGTCCTTGCCGGTTAAAAACTTCAAAAGAACGTAGGGAATCCGTTCCGTTTCCGATTTTTTATCTGGAAGCGCCAATTCGTGGACCTCCGCCGGGCGTTCCGGGGTTTTGCCGCTCTTTCGATCAACCCGCGTCGGCAAAACAAGGTCCTTGATTTCGTTCTCGATGTAAGCTTTCAGCGCGTCCAAAAGGTCTAAAGGTGTCATTGTTTACCCTCCGTAGCCGTTCAGAATCCGGGTGATTTCGTGTTCAAGCCGCTTGTTCATGGTTTCCGCGGCCTTTTCCGATACCTGTTCCAGCACTTCCTCATTTCCCGCCATTTGTGCGGTTGACTGTGCCATGAATTCAGATACCGGGAAAGAACGGCTTGTGTCGCGCTCAAACATTCCGGTGTGTCCGCTCTTCATGCGGGCAATAAAAGCGTGTGCGAACGGGGTTTGTCCGTTTCCGCGCATAACCGCCGCTTTCACTTCCGCCCGCTGAATCGGCAACGTGGGCGAAACATTAAAGCGGTACAGCGGCAATTTGTAGCCCGCAAAAGTTACGGTCCCGCAAACGCCGCTGTCCGCTTTCTGAACCTGTGTGCGAATGTTCGCCCCGGCCCGGACGTTCTGCGCGGAAATGGCATAAACGCCGGTGATCTGCCGGACGGTTTCGGTTTTAACCGCGCTGTTCACCCGGCGGACAGCGCTTGAAAAAGCCTTTTGCGCGCCGCCCGGTATGCCGGAAAGAATCAGGTTCACCCGCTCGATCTGTTCGTTTGTAATCTGAATCATTCGGTCAACCTCTCCAAATACAAAACAATGTCCCCGGCTTCCGGGTGAACCTTTCTGATCTCGTAAAGGTCGCCGTCGATCTCCACGTTCAACCCGCGTTTCGGAATCTGGTTCAGGACAGAAAGGGGAACATACATGACAAGATCAACAAGGGTCAGGCCGTCCACATGATCGGTGGACGGCCTCGACCGGTCTTGCGCGCCGCCATCGTCGATGATGACCGGCCCTTTGTAACGGGTCCCGTCAATCCAGAATTCCAGTTCGTCCGCGTGTTCTGCGGTGTTGTGGAATACTGCCAGCAAATCCCGCTCGGCCTGTGCTTTGAAATTCCGCATTACAGGACGTGGGCGACAAACCAACTGTTGACCTCATGGGGAACGGGAAGTGGTTTGCTGTTGATCTGCAAAAAGCGGCGGTCCGGGCGGCGCTCCACCCATGACTGCGGGACCATATCGCCCTCTACTGTGATAAACTTTTTCCCCTCTTCGGGAATCAAAGTGATTCCGCCGTAATACTCGGAGTAGTCCGCCCGCGTGGACAAAAGCGCCAGCGCTCCGTCAGGAACAAGCGGGTATTCGTCCGGGGCTTCGGGATTGGTCCAGTCGTCAAGATACCATTCGTTGTATTCGTAAATATCCAGCGCCAATTTCCGAATAGTTCCGATGTAGGTGGACCCGTCGGGCAGTTCCCGCGGCTTGATTGCCGCAAGGTCGTAACCATCCACGTCCAGAAGTTCCTTGACCTCCGGGTGGTTGATAAAGGCCGCGGAAACGTCTCTTGCCATGATACAAATATTACAGTTCACGAACCCGGTTTTCTGAACCTTTTTGCGCCATCGCTCAATGTCCGCCATCGGGTGGGACGTGGGGGCGGACCATTTCAGCGCGTCCGTCACGATGGTTTCGACGTTCTCAAACTCAAAGTCGATCACTTCGTTCAGGCCCTCGCCGATAATAGGAATCTGCCCGGTGAAAATTGCGGTTGCCGCCATCCACTCCCGGCGGCGCACAATCATCTCTTTCAGTTCTTTCAAATCCTCCGCCAACTTCTCAATAGCGCGGTCGGCGGGTTTTCTGCCGCTATATGGGTTTTCGCCCGGCGCGCGCTCCAGCAGATCGTCCACGGTGGTAATTTTGTTCGGGGCAACCAGCGCCGGGGTATAACTTACAGTCTGATAGCCCGCGTTCGGAATGGTCTTGCCGCCCACTTTCGGGTGAACAAACGGGGCAAGGGCGCGCCCGCCCTTTTTGAAATCAACTTCGACGCTCTTCGTGTCAAACGTCCTTTTCTTCCGAAAGAATGTGTCCAGAAAGAACGTCCGGACCGGGGGCAACCGGAGAACCAAAGTCCATAATGTGCGAGGGGTGGAAATATCGGTGTAAATAGCCATTTTT